CAATGACAATCACATTAGATAAAGAATTGATGCTAGACGGCATTCCAACGCCAGAAATCCTTGAATACTGTATCAAACAGCATCAGGGAACATTAGCTAGATTAAACAAGTTGTCGGATTATTACGATGGTAAACAAGATATTTCAAATCGAGAGTTTGGAAATCCAAATATTCCAAACCACAAAATTGTAGCCAATCATGCAAAGTATATTGTTGATATTGCTACAGGATTTTTAGTTGGTAATCCGATTGCTTATTCTGGATCTCAAGTCGACAAGATTTTAGATGAGTATAGTCGAATGGATATCATCAGCCACGATACAGAATTAGAGAAAGATTTATCTGTATTTGGGATTGGATACGAGCTAATGTACTTGGCTCCAGTAGATGAAGGAGATACAGAGATTAGAATTAAGTCAATCGATCCAAGAGGTATATTCGTAGTAACGGACGATACAGTCGATAAGAATCCGTTATTTGGAGTGCATTACCAGCAACGCTTCAAACTCGATGGCTCATTGAATTATTACTTAATCAATGTATACACAGAAGATAAGATTTTCACGTATCACGCTAAAGGTTTATCGAAAAGTCAAATGACGTTATTTGAAGAATCTGAGCATTATTTTGGAGCTGTTCCTGTTGTGGAATATAGAAACAACGAAGAACGACAAGGCGATTTTGAGCAACAGATTTCGCAATTTGATGCATATAATCTATTGCAGTCGGATCGTATCAATGAGAGTGAGCAACGAGTAAACTCAATTCTTTTCATTAAAGGCTTTACGCTAGGCGAAGATAATCTAACTCACGATTCGATTATTGAGACTACTGAAAAAGATAGCGATTTGAAATGGCTAATCAAAGAAATCAAAGAAGCTGATAACGAAGTTTTAAGAAAAGCATTACTTGATGATATTCATAAATTTAGTTATATCCCATCAATGACAGACGAACACTTTGCAGGTAATGTATCTGGAGAAGCGATGAAATATAAGTTATTTGGCTTGCTACAGCTTTTGAGTATCAAGACAAGATATATGAGTAAGTCATTGCGTAAACGCCTAGAATTGATGCGTAATATCCTAAATACAAAAGGTTCTAACATCGATATTTCAGATGTAAAGATTACATTCAAACCAAATCTACCAATCAACACGAATGATTTAGCAAGTATCATCAATCAACTAAAAGGTATTTTACCGCTTGAAACATTAATCGGATGGTTACCAGATATTGATGATCCGGCAGAACAGTTGCAAAAGCTTGAGGAAGAACAAAGTAAGTCGATTCAGAATCAACAGCAAGCGTTAGGTAATGGAACACTACCGAAATTCGATGAGGTAGAAGAAGATGCAGAAGGATAGGGATAATGATTACTGGAAAAAACGTGCGATTCGTGATTCTGTAAAGATGTTTTTGAACGCAGAAGAAACTGAAAAGCTTATCGATGGTGCTTATGATTACGCAAAGAATTTGTTAACCAACGAGATATTAGCGTTAGTTAAGAGAGCTAAAACGAAAACTGGTTATGATATAGAAAAGGTCATTAAGCTTTTGAAAGAAGAAGTACCAACAAGCGAATTAATTCTTTTGAATCAAATGGTTAAAACTACCAAAGATAAAAAGACCAAGAAGTATTTGCGAAAAGCATTGGACTTGCTTGCGATTCAATTTCGCATTAGCAGACTTGATGTGCTCCATACAAAAGCGTTGATATTAGCTAAAAAAGTTGGAGAGCAACAAGAGAAGCTAAGCACGAAGCTATTTAAGCAGATTATCGAAGATACTCATACAGAAGAACGGGGTAATCTGCTTGAGATTCGCAAAGAAAAGCTACCAGATCCGGTTATGCTTGACGAGAATAACAATCCTAAGAAGCTGATTAAGCTTACTGAAGATGTGGAAGTCAAGCCACCGAAGGGGAGCGAAGTTATTACTCCTAAAATCATCGACACAAAAGAAGTCGATAAGGCTCAAGTAGATACATTGCTTAAGAGTAGTTGGCATGGAGATAATTACTCTAGCCGGATCTGGAAAGATACGGATCAGCTCGCTAAGAAGTTGCAACAGTTGTTTACTGTAGAGTCTATGACTGGTATGTCCGAACTCGATATGGCGAGAGAAATTGAGCAGTATATGCATGATGCGTTTATGTTGAACAAGAATATAGCAAGGCGATTAATTCGCACTGAAGCTAACAGGTTCCATACTCAAGCTAAGATTCAGCAATGGGAGAAGATGGGGCTTAAGCACGTTAAATACGTTGCGGTGCTTGATAATCGAACATCTGATACCTGTATCAATCTGGATGGCTCGATATTTGCAATGGACGAGCTAGAGACTGGAGTTAATTGTCCGCCAATGCATCCGTGGTGTCGGTCAATTATACAGGCATACTTTGGTCAAGTTATAGCAAAAAAAGAATAGTAAATAAACTAAGACGATTTTTCTAGAGAATCGTCTTTTTTTGTTTTTGTCCAAGCTTTGAAGACATTAAAAGCTAAGGAATTAACAGTCTGGGAAGACTAAAAACATGGAGGTTCTTTATGGACAAAGAAGAAACACAAATCGTTGAAACAGTAGTGGAACAAGAAGTGGCAACTGCAGAGCCTGCTCAGACATTACCAAAAGACGAAAAGAAATATACCGATGCAGAAGTAAACGAAATCATCGACAAGAAATTTGCTAAGTGGAAAGCGAATCAAGAGAAAGAGCAAAGCGAAGCAAAGAAACTAGCGAAGATGAGTGCCGATGAGAAAATCGAATACGAGAATCAACAGCTCAAAGACAAGATTGCGGAACTAGAAAGAACGCAAGCATTGAACGAGATGAGCAAGGTTGCTCGTGGGCTTTTAGCAGAGGAACAAATCAACGTGTCAGATGCGTTACTGGCTCGTTTGATTAGCGAAGATGCAGAAGTGACTAAAGCGACTGTATCGGACTTTATCAAGATGTACCAAGCAGATTTAGAAACTGCAGTCAATGCACGATTGAACAAATCGGCTAAAGTACCAAAAACGCAAAGCAATATCACAGAAACGCCAAAGTGGCAACAAGATTTTTTGAAATAGAGAGGAAGATATAATATATGACATATCAAGATTTAAATACAGCTACATCGCGTGATAAATTTTTAGGAATCATCGAGCAAGTAGTAGCAGCAAATACTTATTCAGCACCATTAGTATTATCCAATGATGCAATCGTGATGGAAGGTCGTAACTTTACAGTTACTAAATCAGACTTAGCAAAATTACAAGATTATAAACGTAACGGTGGCAACCAATACGATTATGCACAAACAGAAGAAAAAACTTACAGCTTGGATCAAGAGAAATACTGGGGTCGTTTTGTAGATAAGTTAGATGAACGTGATTCAAATGGCGAAGTGAATATCGATTATGTAGTAGCTCGTCAATCAGCAGAAGTAGTAGCTCCTTATTTAGATAAATTACGTTTTGATGCGGCCTTAGGTAATGTGAGCAAAAACGTTACTTATACTGAAGAAACAGAAGGAAAAGCTACAGAAGGAAAAGCTTATGAAGCTACATTAGATGTTTCCGTTATTTTAGATGAATTAGGAGTAGAAAAAGAACGTTTATTATTTGTAACTCCAAAATTCTACAAAGCAATTAAGAAAGAGATTGTTAAATTACCACAAGGCGATGCTGACAAAGCAGTTTTAGGTAAAGGTTACGTGGGACAATTAGATAACTTCACAGTTTATAAAGTACCATCTAAATTCTTACCAGGAGTGCAAGCTTTAGCATCAGCTCCAAGTGTAGTGGTATCTCCATTACAGGTAAATGAGACTAAACGTAATAACAACATTCCAGGACAATTCGGTGAGTTAGTAGAACAATTATTATACACTGGTGCATTCGTGTTCGATTTCGACCAAAAATACATCATTTCAATTGCATCTGCTAAACCTGCAGATAAACCAGAAGCTCAAGGAGTTGTTAAAGAACGTAAACCAGCTAAATTTGTGGCAGGTAAAGCTTACAAAGCAGAAGACAAAGTAACTCACGCAGGTAAAGTTTATAAAGCGTTGAAAGCTAATACTGGAGCAACTGCACCAGATGCTGACTCTACTAACTGGTCTGCAGTTTAATAGGAGTTGATAATTTATGAATGAACAGTTAAGAAATCTAAAATTGTTACTCGGTATTGATGCTGAAGACGAAGAACAAGACGAGTTGCTAGAATTGTATTTGAATCAAGCAATGGACGAGATTTTAAGTTTTTGCAATCGTACTGATTTAGTTGGTGGTATGCAATACATTATTCTGGATCTGGCTGTCATTCGATTCAACAGAGCAGGAACTGAAGGAGAGACATCTCGCACTGAGGGCGGGGTGTCTCAATCTTTTATTAGTGGATTGCCAGAAAATATCCAACAACGATTGGCTAGATTCGTGGTTGCTCCTAAAGCAAGGGTGGTTCCATTCCGATGATGCGATTGAAAGTGAGAGATTTAAAAATCGTTTATTTGAAGCGTAAAGTGGTCGAACGTGATAAAGAAGCGAATGTAATTACTAAGTATTCTGAAACTCCAATTAAGTTGAAAATGAATGTCCAATCTTCCGATGGAAGAATGGCAGTTGAACGATACGGAGAGCGATTGAAATACTATAAGAACTGTAAATATCAAGGCAAAGAGCATTTGAAGGAAGGCGATGGTATTTGTGTATACGTAAGTAAAGAATCGAAACCAGACTATTTTATTAAAAGTATTCTGGACTATAGCACTCATCTAAATATCGAATTAGAAAGAATTCTAAAAGAAAATGGAGATTGAGGTTAAAGGAATAGATTCTTTACGAGAAAAGCTTAAGAAGCTACCACAAATACTAAATCAAGCTACTAATCAAGCGATGTTTGAAGTTACTGAAACGATTCGTAGTACTGCTGAAGACAACGCACCAGTCGGTATTTATACAGGCGGTGGCGAATTAAAAGGCAGTATTCATGCCATCGTTGATAATGAAGATGGAAAGATTGTTGGTCGAGTTTGGAGCGATAAGAAACAAGCGATATTTACTGAGTTTGGTACGGGTCCTAGAGGACAAGCAAGTCCAAAAGATTTACCAGAAGGAATTGAGCCAGTTTACACACAAGAACGTTGGTTTATTCCTGCAGATTTGCTAGCACCAGGCGTTGCAGAAGCTTATCATTTCAGACAGATAAAAATTGACGGACAAGTCTTCTATCTTTGCTATGGACAGCCAGCTCAACCTTGGCTTTATCCTGCAATTAAAGAAAACAAAGACAAGATACCAGAAATAATGAGTAAATACATTGAACAAGGATTGGGAGGTGTATAGATGATTGAGATTAAAGAGATTGTTGTAAATTTACTGGACAGTGTTGAGGAGATTGCACTCGTTGCTAAAACTTATCCGAACGACTGGACACAGTTTCCAACAGCGATTTACAAGACATCAGATAAACCATACTCAAGAGATACGAGCGGACCAGAGAATATGACAGAACACACGATTTACATCGAGTTGTATGGTAAGGCGAGTTTAACATCAATTGAGAACACATTAAACGACAAATTTAGAGAGATTGGCTTTACTCGAATCTTACGAAGTGATGGAGAGGATCCAGCAACTGGTTTGATTCGAACAAGCATTCAATACAAAGGAATCGTAGACAATCGTAACGGATTAGTCTATCACGCATAAGAAAGGATGATGACAATGACACAACCAACAGGACTTTTATCAAAAGGCACAACGCTAGCAGTAAAGACTAAAGAAGGCGGTACTTTCGTAGTTTTAGAAGGATTGCAATCTACACCTGAGATGGGTGGAGATCCAGAGAAAGTTGATGTAACAACGTTAGCAGATAGCATGAAACGCTATATCCCTGGTATCAAAGATGCTGGAGATTTAGCGTTTAAGTTTTTATATGACAACTCAAGCGAAAACACTGCTTATCGTAAGTTAGTAGCGTTAGAAAAAAGTGGAGAAATTGCTGAGTTTAAAGTAACTTATCCAGATAACACTGCTCATACATTTAACGCTGGTGTGAACGTAAAAATCGCTGGTGCTGAAGTGAATGGAGCTTTAACATTTACAGCAAACTTAACAGTAAACACTGAAATTACAGTAACAAATGCATAAGGAGAGATTAGATGGCTAAGAATACAACAATTACAATTGCAGAAAAAGAATATATTTGCCGTTTAGGAGCACAACGAACTACTGAAGTTGAAAAGAAATTGAACAAATCAATTACATCAATCTTCTTGACTCCTGATGGAGACATTATGTTCCCTAAATTAGGCGAAATGTTATTTGTTCTACAAAAATCAATTATCAATCACGTATTAAACGAGAAAGATATGTTAGGGTTATATGATGCTTATGTTGCAGAAGGTGGCTCATATGTCAAATTGATGGAGTTTTTACAACAAATTTTGGATAACAGTGGTTTTTTCGACAAAGGTTCGGACGAAACGGAAGCGAAGGAAACGACAGAGACAGCGACAGCGGAACAGGACAGCCTGTTCTAAAAACATACAAGAATTTCACAGAGCTATTGGAAGATATGTTTCCAGTAGCTCTTTCTTGTGGTGTGAGAGCATTAGAGTATTGGGATATGACTTATCTGGAGATTATGGAAACTATTTATGCATATCGAGAACAAGAACGTATCGAGTTACAAAAAATAGCAACAATGAATCATAAGCTATCACAATTGATAGCAATTGGATTCAATTCTCCAAAAGATATGCCAAACATATACGATGCTTATCCATCATTATTTGAGAAACCAGTCGAGACTAAACAGGATGATTGGCGAATCATGAAAGACCGAATCAGTGCTTTCGCACAGGTTCACAATAGAAAATTAGCAGAGGAGGGAGAAAATGGAACTAGATAAACTAGAAGTTGTCATCACAGCCGATGACAGTGATGTCTCCAAAGACCTCGAAGCCGTACTTGCGAAGTTTAACGCTTTCTATTCTAAATTGAAGAAACAAGCGAAAGAAAATGCAAATGCAATCCAAGATTCGTTCGGATCTGGAAAAGGTACGGAAGAATTAAGTAAGTCTTTTGCAAAATTTAGTAAAGACACTGCTGAAAACTTCAAAAACTTAGCTAATGCTACTAAGCAGTTGTCCGAACGGATGGATTCACATCTTGGTAATTCCGCATCTAAAGCCAAAAGTAAAATCGGCAAAGATGTTGCTGATATCGTGCGAGATGTCGAAGATAAGATAAAACAAGCAAACACCAAGCAAAATCTTATCGGAGAGTTGAAAAACAAACGTAATACTCTAGCTAATAGTGGGGATACACTCGGAGTAGCTAAGATTGATGAACAAATTGCTCGTTTAGAATCTGCAATGAAGAAACTCCATCAGAGTGCCGTGGATTCAGTATCTGATATGAAAAAAGAGTTTGATTCGATTCCACAATCATTAGAAGAAATTGCTAATGCGATGGAGAAAAACGAATACAAAATCTATCAAGCTCAACAGCAATTAAAAGATATGCAAGAAAAAGATCCACGATACATGAAAGACGAAGCTCGGCATAAGCACGAGAAAGCCCTACTCAGTCAACAAGATAAAGTAGATAAACTCATTGCTGAAAACGACCGTTTAATGAATGTATATTCAAATCTGGAATCACGTTCTTTGCAGTTGAAATCTGCATTAGAAGGCGTGAATACTGAATTAGCGAAGCAGAAGAACTTAACTGAAAATATTCAAAACTCTGCACCGAAAGCAATACCACGAAAATTTGGTAGAAGTAGAGGTGTGCAATCTACTCATTTTGATAAGATGCAACGGACTGCAGAGAAGATTAGAAAACCAGTCGGAGAATTTAAAAAAGCTAATGGCATATTAGGTAGATTTGGAAAGATGAAAGCTCCTAAGATGAATTTTTCTCCATTCAGACGAGGTGGAAATATCTTATCTGCATTTACTAGACGACTATTAATCGCTGGATTGGCTTATAAGACATTTAAGTCTATGGCTAGTTATGTTGGTGGAGCTATTGCAATGAATGAGCAATTAGCATCTAGCCTAAACTCGATTCAAGTTAACTTAGCTACTGCCTTTTATCCGATTATTCAAGCAGTCATACCAATTCTTCAAACGTTGATTAGTTGGCTTGCAACTGCCATTGGATGGTTAGCATCGTTCATTTCACTATTGTTTGGAACAACCGTTTCAGCATCTAGAGCTGGAGCTAAAGCAATGACTCAAGCGATGGGTGGAGTTGGAGATTCTGCTGGAGATGCAGCAGATGACACCGAAGATGCGGCCAAGAAGATGAAGCAGTCGTTTTTAGGTATTGATGAGATTAATACACTGGATCAAGACGATGATGACGACAAAGGAAAAGGTAAAGGTAAAGGCGGTAAAGGTGGCGGTGGTCCTGCAGGAGCATGGGACTGGGATATACCAGAGCCAGAGCTACCGAAATGGCTAACGAATATGCTTGATAAGATTAAGCCATTCCTAGAAAAGATGAAGAAACTGTTTACTGACGGATTCAAGAGTGCGTTTAATCCTAGCGGAATTGACAAGATGATGCAAGCTTTCCAAAGAATCGGTAAGAATCTGCAAGAAATCTTTACAAATCCTAAGCTAGTCAACGCCTTTAGTAATTTTATTGACAAAACAGTATATGCATCTGGTCAAAAACTCGGTGCATTAGCAAACATCGGCTTGTCGATAGCAGAAAATATTGTCGGTGGATTCGATTTGTATCTTGAAAATTATAAAGGTTTCATCATTGATAGATTTACCAATATCTTTGATTCCATGGCTCGAATTAATGAGCTTGATGGAATGCTATGGGAAGCAATTGGTCGATTATCTGAAGTGTTTAGAAGTGATTCAGCAATGCAGATTACATCTGATATCATTGCGATTTTCGCTAATGCTTCTTTAGGAGCAATAGATATTTTCTTGAAAATTGCATCAGACTTTAAAGAAATGATGGTACTGCCAATTACAGAAAATCTAGGAGTTTTGCAAGAGGTGTTTCAAGGTTACTTGGATGCGTGGGTACCAATTTTTGACTCAATAGCAGATTTAGTTACTCATACATTTAGCTCGTTTAGCGATGTATACACTGAGCATATTTCGCCATTTTTTGACGGTATAACAAACAGTTTCATTGCGATTGTCGGAATCATTGGAGAGTCTTGGAAAGCCAATATTCTGCCGATTTTAACGGAATTTGGAAATAAATTCAAAGAAGTGTATGAAGCGTATGCTAAGCCAGCCATCGATAATATGATGAGTTTAATTGGGCTATTAGGAGATAAGTTGCAGAAATTATGGAATGGTGTTATTGATCCGTTCTTAAGATGGGTAGCATCGAATATTCTTCCTACATTAGCACCGATTTTTAAAGCTGTAGGAGATATTTTCCTTGAGCTATTTAAATTAGCTAGTAAAATCTTCAACGACATTATTGATGTGATGAAAGGCTTGCTTGAATTTGTCGATAATGTGTTTTCTGGGAATTGGGAAGGTGCAATGCAAGCCATGGGTCAAGTCGTGAGTGCATTTGGCGATATGTTCGCAAGTGTATTTAATGGACTAGCAAATATCTTCAGGTCAGCTATTAATGGCGTAATTGGCTTGATTAATGGATTCATTGGTGGATTAAACCAAATTAAACTTCCAGATTTCTTAGGCGGTTTCAGCGTAAGTCTTCCTTACATTCCATACTTAGCAAAAGGTGGAATTGTGGATTCTCCTACACTTGCTATGGTCGGAGAAGCTGGTAAAGAAGCAGTAATGCCACTAGAAAACAATACTGGTTGGATGAATGTTTTAGCTCACAAGTTATCTGAATTGATGCCACAACCGCAAGCTCCAAATGCTCCTATGGGAGATATTGTCGTACAAATTGGCGATAGAGAGTTTGGTCGATTTGCGATTAATGAAATCAATCGAGAGCAAGAACGAGCAGGAAGAACATTACTTTATGTATAGAGAGGGGACAGTAAATGAGTACATTAACAGTTAATGGGGTAGCAGTTGCTGTCCCTAAATCTTTTTCCGTTGCGGTTACGGATGTGGATGGCAAATCCACTCGTAACAGTAATGGCGATATGATACGAGATAGAATCACAATCAAAAGGAAGCTTGAATGTGAGTGGGGTCCATTGACTCAAGAAGAAATTTCTACATTGTTGAATGCGGTATCTTCAGTATTCTTTAGCGTAAGTTACCCAGATCCATTAACTGGTCAAACGACAAAAGAGTTTTACGTTGGAGATAGAACGGCTCCAGCATATTCTTTTAATAATAAGTTTAGACCATGGAACGGATTGTCAATGAACTTCATTGAAAGGTAGTGTGCTTATGAGAGAATATAACAAGGCAATGTTTGGTAAAAATCGGACTCTTGCTATTCGAGTAGGCAACTACACTTCAAGAGATATCAATGATGCATCGTTTAATTACGGATTCAACGCAGGCGATACTTACACAACTGGTGGAACAATCGTAGGGACAAGCAAGATTAGTTTCTCAAGTATCATCACTACATTTAATAAGCTTGATAAATTGTATCCAGAAATCGGTATCCTAGTAGAAAATACGATGGATTGGACGAAGATGGGCGAATACTATATCGATGATATTGAAATAGATAGAAACAGTAATACGACTACATTAACGCTTATGGATGGAATGTATAAATTCAATCAGCCGTACGTAACGGATCTGAGCTTTCCAGCCACGGTCAAAGATGTCATTACTGAGATGTGTACCAAACTTGATGTAGTATTGCAGAATCCAGACATTAGCGTACAGGCGTTACGATATACGATTAATGAGAAACCTAAAAAAGATAAAATCACGTTTAGAGAAGTATTAAGCTCGGCAATCCAGTTGATTGGGATGTCGGCTTTTTTTAATAGAGATGGCAAACTTGAGATTCGTGGTTTGGAAGAATCCAACATCCAGATTACTTCAGATAGCTATTATTTACACGGATTGAAGAAAAGTGAAATTGAGTATCAAATTGCTGGGATAACTTGTAAAGCAGAGAAAGCTACTTACACCGTTGGGTTACGTACTGGTCGCTCACTTGAGATTCAAAACGACTTCATGACTCAAGGCTATTTGGATGACTTATATTTTAATCTGAAAAACATTCGATATTATCCATATACACTTGAATTTCAAGGACATTTGAAGCTTAACGTAGGGCAATGGGTCACAGTCGTTACGAATAAAAATGAAACGTATAAACTGCCAATCTTCTCATTAAGTTATGACTTCAAAGGCGGTTTAAGTAGCAAAATTAGTGCTGATACAAGAGCTGGTAACGATGCTCAGTATTCTTATACTGGTTCGTTAACAAAGAAGATTGAACAAGCTTCAATGGAGATTGAAGATAGAGTGCAAGCTCAATTAGAACAAGCTGATAGAGAATTTAATGAAAAAGTTGAAAAAATTCGTAAAGATGCTGAGGAGAAATCCAAAGACTATCAAGCAGAGCTAAAAGAAAAGCTAAACGAGATTTTTGAAAATAGTAAAGATGCTTTTTCTGAGAAGTTAAAACAAGAATTTGAACAACGGCTAACGAGTCGAGATTCGGAAATCGAGAAGAAGTTAAATGCTATTTCATTTGTTGAATTGGAGAAGTTGAAGCGTGAAATCGAAGAAACTGCAGAATCTGCTCGGATCAATGCAGAATTAATCGGTGGAGATGGTGGGAAACGATACAACAAGAACAGGCTTGATGGAGCTTTTAATCGAACGATTGAGCTAGGTAGAGATTACATCGAAGTTGGTCATAACGGAGAAGGATTTGAAGTTGGTAAAGAATATACCATCAGCTGGAGTGCTGAATGTACACCATACGGACATAGAAACGTGACATTGAATGTGCCATCTATTCTATTTGTAGAAGGTGGACACGTAATTTTAAGACCGACAGATACAAGATTCCCAAGTATCGAACACGATATTAATAGTGCTAGTCGAGTCGTGCCAATGGTGTATTACGGAGACTACAATATCGAGTTTAGTGGTAATTGGTACAGACCAAAAGTCACTAGAAAGACTGTATCAGCAACCATCGAGGAATTGAGCTTAGATTTCGAATACAAAGCGATAATCGATAGTAATGGAGATAATCGAACAGAAACTATCTGGAGTGAAAATCCACAAATTATAATTGATGGGGGGAGTGCATAATGACAGAAACGATTAGTGCAGAAATAATTAGTGCAGTTTTACAAATGAAACGTATGACTCGTGAACAGTGGCGTACTAGTCAATATATTCCTAGAGAAGGTGAGCCTGTATGTGAAAGTGATACTGGATTTATGAAAGTAGGAGATGGCACACACCGTTTTCCAGAATTGAAATATATGAGTGGTCCACAAGGGGAACGAGGTATTCAAGGTATACAAGGCCCACCAGGACGAGATGGAGTCGTCACATTTGAAAACTTAAGTCAAGCACAACGTAACTCATTGAAGGGCGATAGAGGGGAACCAGGACCCGCAGGTCAACCTGGGCCCGCTGGAGAACGTGGTCACTCATTAACAGCTAACGTGCGTATTGAAGGGAACTATAGAAACGGTGTTAACAGTCAATTATATGTGATTGCAGATGTGTATTACGATGGAGAACGATTGACACGAGATTATACAGTCGATTTTTATTATCGTGGATTCGGTAATAATAACTGGACTCCCCAATTAAACCAACGTCCAGACGCTAATGGTAAGTTTGCACAATGGAGTCCAGCACAACGTAGTGGTGGGTATCTTGAAGTATATATTGTTGTGACTTATCAAGGAATTAAAGCGGCTGCTAGTACACGATTAGATAATGTACAAGATGGTGCTAGAGGAGCAGATGGTGTTGTAAATTATGCTAGTGCAGAAGCACAACAAACATTGAGTGCGTATGCTAAAAAAACTGAAACACCTGTTTATCGTATCGCAAAAGGAGATATTTCAGGAACTGGAGAAGGTGGGACTGAAACCATCGATAAAAATTTTATTTTTAATTCAGATGGAATTAAAGTCGGAGATATAGTTCAAGATATATATGTAACAGAATCAGGAACTCAAGAAGGATTTTGGAAAGTTACTAATGTAAACGGTAATAGAATCACTGTAAATGGTATTGGTATGCGTAATGTAACCTCATACAGTGATATAACACGCAGAATCACAACCTTAGAAAACCGCCCAGCCACACCTGGATTCGTAAACCAGAAAACTGGTCAAGCGATGAACTACTGGATGGGCAGCAAAGCCGAGTTTGACGCTATTAGGAATAAAGACGCGAATACAGTCTATGATTATTACGAGTAGGTGGTGGAGTTATGGCTAGAAGCGGTATTTATGTAAACGGAAAAGAGATTGTAGCTAGGTATGTTGGGGATAATTTGGTGTGGAGAAAAGGAGTGGATATGCTGATAGCAAACATTACAACAGACTACATAAATTATAATGAGTATTCATTATTATCTATTGTGAGAGGTAGTTTTGTAACGTTGCGTCAAGCTACATTTTACAATGTGAAGTTGGTTATAGATGGTAACGTTTTTCCTTATTTAGCAGATGAAGTCACGTTAAGTCCTAACAATCCAATAGCACGAATTAAGTTTGCACGTTGGAGTGATCTTCAAGATTTTGAAATTATAACTAGAAGAAGCAGTCATCCAACTATAAGAATGTTTATAAAGGAGTAATATATGCACACAACAATACAAAATAACAAGAATCCAACACAAGAATTAAATGGTAGATACTATCAAACGTTTACGCCAAGAACACCACAAGAATTGATAAAAATCCATCACATGGGCTGTGTCGGAAATACTGAATTGAGGAATATTCAGATTGAAAAAGGCAATACACCAACAGCATTTGTCGAGCCGAAAATTACACAAATGGAGACATCTGGTATCCTCAATGATTTGAGGGCGTTAAATCTGATGTTGACAGATGTGAATAGTGACTTGTGGGGTAGAATCAAAGCCAATAACAAAGGTATGCTGACTGAGTTTTTTGATTCAAGTGTTAAAAGTGCGATTGCAACATCGGCTAACAACATTATGCAACAAATCAATAGTACGTTAAATGGCGATTATTCATCATTTAATCAACGCTTAGATGCATTGCGTTCTACAGTCAAAAACGAAGCAGTCTCGAGTACAGTAACGCAATTAGCTGATACTTACGATAGAAAAATTGCCTCAGCCAACGAGAATGTCGTATCACGAGTCAATCAATCGATAAGCAATGTTACAACATCTGTACAGGAGTTAGAGAAAGGAGTCGTTAAGCGTAGCGACATTTCAGTTACATCGGAAGGGTTAAGTTTCGGATCGAGTAAAGTAATCGATGGACAAACGTTATCAAGTATCTTGAACGTAACTCCAAACATGATGACTGCCATTACGAAGCAGATGAAAGTTACAGGCGACATGCTAGTAAATGGAGCTATTACTAGTGACAAGATTAAAGCAAACAGCATTACAGCTGGACATTTAGCAAGTGGAAGCATCAGTGCATCTAAATTAGATGTAGATGATGCTTTTTTTGATACTCTTGTTGCGAAAGATACTTTCTTTACTAAAATGCAAGCTAAAGAAGCTTTTATCCACGCCGTACAGGCAATCGATATTAAAGCTACTCAATTGTCTACTGAATTTTTATCGGCGTATAAAGGACATATAGGTGGATTTCAGATTGGTCAAATTAAAAAGGAAGATATATATGGAAATACAATATATTATCCTGGCAAATACATCACAGGAGATAATCAATTCAAAATCGGAATGAGTAATGGAGATACTGGTTCTCCAGGTAGAGCGGCCTTGTGGGTTAACTGGGGGTCAAACTGGGATGTGTTCCCAGAAAACGGTTGGGTCGTGACTCATGATGGTACGATGTATGCGAATCATGGAGCTTCATTTAAAGGGCAAGTGTCTATCAATGATTCGCTATATATCGAACCGAAAAGAGGAGAATTTTTCTACAAAGGAAAATCGTTAGGCGATTTACTAAGAGGTAAATTACCAATGGATAACATCACGCTTATTTCAAAAGATGAGGATGCCAATGGTTTCTTTGTAGGATTTACAAGTCCAACAGGCAATGTATTCGTGAGGGTGCAAACTTGGTCAGATAGAAGATTAAAAAGTAACATTGCTGAAACAAAAGTAGATGCATTAGATGCCATCAAAAAACTAAATGTATATGAATATGATTTTAAGAAGGATAGTATAGAATACCACAAGAGTATCGGTTTAATTGCTCAAGAAGTTGGGCAATATTTACCAGATGCTCATGACAAAATTGATGGTATTGAAACGTACAGTCCTTTTTTCTTTGTTCCATATCTAGTAAAAGCGATTCAACAATTATCAGCAAAAGTAGAAGAGTTAGAAAGGAAATTAAACAATGAATAACAAACCAACCGCAATTGAGTATTTAGCTCAAGAAATTACACGATTATCTATCGAGAAAGCATATTTGCAAGAAGCATTATTTGCAGAACGTGCTAAAAATGCAGAATTAGAAGAACAATTAACAACTCCAAACAAGAAAGGGGATAAATAATTATGGTAATGACAGGATATGAAGTGAAGAGTAAATTTTTAAAACAAGATATGACAGAAGTAGTGGTATGCAAAGAACTACCATACACATACGTTCAGCGACAATTACCTGGTAATTTGCTAGATAAATCAGACGAGTACTTAATTCAACGTGTTATGGATTTAGTCAACATGGAGTACGATCCATCAAGTGCGATTGCTCAACTATCTGCATTGTCTAACGAAGTTAAAGAACGCTTATCTAAAGTAGATGACTTAGCAGTTAAAACTGAAAAAACATCTGAAACAACACAAAAATCATTACTTGAGTTGACTGAACAAGTATTTAACTTGACTGCTGATTTAGAAGCATTAAAAGCTAGCCATTATGAAGAAGTTGAGCATCCAACAACTGACACAGCTCCAACAGCATCTGAAACTCCTGCAACTACAACACCACAACCTGCTACTGAGCAACCAGTTGCTGAGACTCCAGCACCTACAACAGCACCTACTGAACAACCAGTAGTAACACCAACAACTACAACAACGGAGGTAGAACACCATGACGAAACACCAAGTGCAAGTACACCAAACAACGACAATCAAACAGAATCTACAGAACATCCTAGCACGCCTGCAGATGGCTCTATCGCTAGTGTTTAATCGAGGAGGAGATAATATGCAAAATTTAGTAATGTTAATTGCAATCAACATCATTGAAGGACGATACACTTATAATCGTGTTCATCCTAAATTAAAAAAACGAGTGTTAGAACAGTTACAGTTATCTGGAGTAACAATTAATGAACGAGGAGAGTTAGTGGAATATAAACGCTAATTCTCTTTTTTAGTATGGTTGTAGGAGTGAAATAAGATGAGCGAGAGTGTAATGTTAGCGTTGATTCCTGCCTTATCCGCCATCGTTACTGTTTGGATACAGGCAGGAAGAAAGCGTGATGCGGAGGATATTAATACTAAAATTAATAAAATCCAATCTGTTGTCAATGAGATTACAGAGATAGGAAGAAAGAATAATGAAGATATCACAAAACTAAATAATGGAATTTTAACGATTGAAAGATATCGTTTAGAAGAAGATTTACAAAGAGCTTTAAAACGTGGCTACACGACTAATGAAGAAGTTAGACGATTATCTGAACTTTATGGATCGTATAGTGGACTTCATGGTAATGGATACATTAGCCCGTTATTTGAACGATTTTTACAATTACCAGTGAGAGGATGATAAACATGAATGAAGTAACACAAGTTTTTGTACAAGGAGTATTAAGCGTATTAGTAGTCTTAATCGGATTATTATTCAAAGAATTAAAACGATTTTTAGAAGCTAAGAACGAGCATCTGAAAGCTAAGACGGATCTGAAACAATATGAATTGATGAAAAATATTGCTCAAACAGTCGTAGAAGCTGTGGAACAAGTCTACAAAGATGTAGTAGATGCATCACACGATAAACTAGCATCTGCTGAGAAACGATTGACTAGTGAATTAGAATCTAAAGGCATCTACATTGATGACAATGCTAAACGCATGCTCATTGAATCAGTCGTAAACGGAATGAACGATTTGAAAAATATGTAATTTTTATTAAGGGATAGGTCGAAATGACTTATCCCTTTTTTATTTAGAGTAAGGAGGGCAATATGAGAAAGATAATCAAACGAAAGATTCATATATCCACACATAAGAGAGACCTCATCGATTTTATTAATGACGAGTTTTACTCTCATGACAAGCACAATGCGTTCATTGAATTTACGATGAAATCATTGCCTACAGATAATATTATTGCCTTGTTTTATTTCCAGAAAACGAAAAGATATGTTGAAACAAAAGCTTTTGTTGACGGAGATAAATTTACAATCGAGTTTGATACAAGTCTAATCAATACAGATGAAACTGTTCTGGGATTCATCTATTTTGAGAAAGTAGCTCAATCAGCCGATGTTCATCGTTTCAGTTTTGGAGTAAAAGTATCTGAGATTGATAAGTTACATGATATTCCAATTGAAGAAGCCAAGACAAAACGAGTTGTGGCTATTGAAGATATCGTTACTAAAGCTGAATTAGATGAGTTGTTTAAACGTATTGAAAAAAATGGTGGTACTTATAACGATACAGAAATCCGTAATTCTATTTCTTCTATATCAGAAAGAGTGCAAACTTTAGAAAATAAACCAGACAAAGATACTGTATACGATGATAGTGATGTTAAGAATCGATTGAGTACACTAGAAACTAATGCTAGTAGATATCTAACTGAACACCAGCCTTTGAATAGTATTGAAGAACGTATTCAGCAAGTAGAAACACGATTCAATAATCTTAGCAATATTTATCTATCTAGCCACCAGTCACTGGAGCATTTAGCTAGTAAGGACGCTTTGGATAAAATCGCACAGCGTGTGGAACAGTTGGAACAGAATAGAGGTAGTGATAACCACGACTTTATAACCAGACAGGAACTAGAAGGAAAACACTATTTAACTAGTGTTCCAGACGAATTATTCAATAAAATTTCAGCATTAGAAAACAAACAGGTAGTCACTCAAGAGGAACTGGAAGCAAAGCACTATCTAACTAGTGTACCAGAAGAATACGCTAAGAAATCTGAACTATATAACGATAGTGCGTTAACGGAACGTGTTAGTTTACTGGAAGCTAAAGCGATTGCTAATGGTGCGTATGACGATAAGCCGTTACTGGATAAGATTCGTGCGATAGAAGAACAGTTTAGAAATGCTAGTAATCTGTATTTACAATCACACCAGTCATTAGAACATTTAGTGACTAAAAAAGACTTAGAGGATAAACATTATCTTACTAGTATTCCAGAAGAGTACGCTAGAAAAACTGATTTATATAACGATTCTGAATTAAGAAATAAAATCACACAGTTAGAAACTAATAGCGTAACGAAAGAAAAAGTAGAATCGGTAGAAAATCGTGTGCAAGCATTGGAAAACAAATCTGTAGTGACTCACGAGGAATTAGAAAGTGCAGGTTATGCTAAAACCACAGCCTTATCTGATTATGCTACTAACTCAAAAGTAGAAGCCGTAGAAAGTCGCGTGTTAGCACTAGAAAACAAACCTGCTGTAGTTCCACAGGGATATGATGATAGTGCGTTGAGTGGACGTGTATCTGCTTTAGAGGCTAAAGAAGATAAGGACACTATTTATAACGATGAAGAAATCAAACGTAGATTAACCACGTTAGAAGGTAAAACAGATAATTTCATCACAGGTGTGTCAGTCAAAAAAGAAGGTAGCAACGTTACGCTAACTTATAATTACGTTGACGGTCAGACTAAGAACGTTTCCTTTACGGATTCAGATACAGTCAACGTTGCTTATGATGATAGTGGATTGAAACAACGAATCACTAACTTAGAAAATCGTCCACAGGTAGAAGCGTATAATGACGCAGATATTAAGCAACGGTTAACAGCATTAGAAAACAATCATGTCACAAAAGAACAATTGCATGAAGCTACTGAATTAGATGAAACACAATTCGTGAGTCCAGAAGAATTAGAAGCTAAACATTATCTAACCGCACAACAAGCAGAAAGTGTGTATGCTAAGAAATCTGAACTTTATAACGATAGTGCATTAGCAAGTCGTGTTAGTGCTTTGGAGAGTAAACAAGATAATGATACAGTCTACAACGATACGGAGATTAAACAACGGTTAACTAACTTAGAAAATCGTCCACAGGTTGATTTAACGGATTATGCTAAGAAGTCTGAAATTCCACAAACTTATAATGATAGTGAGTTAAGTCGACGAGTGTCTGTTTTAGAAACTAAAGAAGATAAAGACACTATCTACAATGATGAAGAAATTAAACGCAGATTAACCACATTAGAAGCTAAACCTACTGTAGATGTTTCTGGTTTTGCTAAAAAAACAGAAGTGCCTACTATTGATTCAGTCAACAATCTATTACGTACTCAAGGCGAACAAGCGACTAAAATTACAAATCTGGAAGCAAAGTCGGCTTACGAAATTCACGGAACTGGTATGCCTAATGGTCGTGTATCAGCACCAATTGGGACAACTTATGTCGATACTGAAGTGACAAATGGAGCGTTAAAATGGATAAAAGAATCCGGATCTGGCAATACAGGCTGGAAAGTTTTTACAGGCGACACAGGATGGAGAACGTTACCTCTAATTAACAAAAGAGGTAATGCTAGGCTTCAAGTTAGAAGAATTAATGACCAAGTAATCGTAAAATTCGATGGTCTACAGTGGGGCTGGTTTGGTGTAGATGATGTATCAAAACAAGAACAACAAGCAAATATTTCTGATAAAACTATCGGTGGTAAAAAATACACGTGGATTAGATTGAACGTAGGCAGAGGTAACTTTGTTTTACCGGAAGGATTCAGAAGTGCAAGTTCTATGTTAACTGGACTTTATGGAGATTTAGGAGATTTATTAGGAAGTGTCTATGTAGGTGGAACAGCAGACAGTGACGCAATTCAATTACGATATGCTATGGAAAGAAAGGCGTTAACAAGCAATATTCTATCTCAAATCAGAATAAGCCCAGTTACGTTCATTACAGATGACGACTGGCCTACAACGTTACCTTAATTAAATTAGGAGAGTGATATAAATGGTAAAAAGACAAGATGTAGTAAATGAAGCCTGTTATTTGGCAAATCGAGGGATTGGAGTAAATCCAGATTTTTTATACGGATCTCAATGTGTAGATTTGATTAATCATATCATGATTAAATTTTTTAAAATTCGCTTATGGGGTAATGCCATTGATTTATTAGATAGTGCTTCTGAACATGGATTATTTATTAAATATAATGCTAATGACGATATCAATCCAAAGGCAGGTGATGTGTTCGTAATGGATACTAGAGAGTTATACGGACATCCATTTGGTCATACTGGTGTAGTTATCGAAGATAGCGATGGCTATACTATCAAGACGGTAGAGCAAAATATCGATGGTAATGCTGATGCGTTAGAAGTAGGTGGACCAGCACGATACAATACAAGAAGTTTCGCTGGCATCGTAGGATGGTTTAGACCAAATTACGAAGAAGATGATGCTTCAGATGCTACTGAAACCGGATCTGATACAGAATCTGTAATCGATGATTGGAAACAAGTCAATGGTGCTTGGTATCGCTATGATGCTGATGGTGATGTTATGACAAGTCAATGGTTCAAAGAAGATGACAAGTGGTACTATTTAAAAGATGATGGTGCTATGGCACACGGATGGCACAAAATCGATAACAAGTGGTATTTCTTTGATGCGGATGGCTCAATGCATGAAGGATGGCTATCGTATTATGACAAATGGTACTATTTAAACCCATCGGACGGCGATATGGTAAGCCGTGAATGTAGAAATATCAATGGCGATTGGTATTATTTCAACGAAGATGGCGACATGCTAGAAAAAGCAAATATCACTGTGGATTCAGAAGGTAAAATCCACTTTTAATTAAATAAATATAATCTTGACTACTCCCCTATTCACTATTGTGGATAGGGGTATTTTTTTGTATAATCAGGGCTATAGAGGGAGTGTTGCGAAGTGGAGATAAATGAAGATGTACGTAATTTTTTAAAGGAACAATTACAGTTGTCTGAAGATATTATGGACGACTTAATAGATTATGAACCTGAAGAACCTGTTTATGCAGTGTATCAATATTTTCCAGAAATAGAAGCTATTGGTATAGGAGATTATTGGTATGTCAATGAACCTTACGTAGATGAACCAGAAGTAGAAAAACTAGACGTAGATGAAGCTATGGAGTCCACACGGTTATTGATGGAACATTATGAAGAATTAGAAAACTTGAAAGAAGAATGTACTGTACAGATGACTCTATTGGAATTGAATATGAGACACACCAGACAATTAGAACAAATTGTAGAGATTATAGAAGGAAATGAATTAGAACTGGATTAAAAGCTACTATTATATAGTAGTTTTTTTATTTTGCTAAAAAATAATTGTTGACATAATTATAATTTAGTAGTACTATTTAATTGCAGAAAGGAGATGATGCTTTTGGAAAAGAAAGTAGGAAGACCATCAACTGGCTTGTATCGTAAGAAACAACTGAAGATATATGTAACAGATGATGAGTACAATAGAATCAAGCATCTTGCTGAATTGAAAGGAATTTCGGTTAATCAATTTATTTTAGAAAAAATTTTAAAATAGTTGTTGACAATCAAATAATTTAGTAGTACTATTTAATTACGGAAGGGAGGTGCAAAGCAAATGAACTTCGAACAAGTAAAAAAAGAGTATCTAAAATATTTGGATTACTTAGTAGAAATCATCAAAACAGATGATGCAGATTTATCTGCAGAAGATAAATGGAACAAATACAATCCATTATCACTAACAGATTTTGAAGGTTACTTCTATAGAATAGAAGAAGCAAAAAAAGAAGAAGCTACTCACTGCGACATGAAATAGCTTCTAAAAAAACATTTAACGAGGATAGCCCTCATAGAAAATTTTATCATTTATGAGGGTTTCCTGTCAATTGAACAAAAGAGAGGAAAATTACAATGAAAAAATTATATATCCATATTGATGAAACAAAACAATCTAGCTACCAATTAGAACAATTAATGTTCGAAAAAATGGTAAATGATTACTTTTGTTTTGATACTTATCAAGAGTTAGCAGAATTTATTAGACAATATTGCTTCAAAGAAAGCAAAGAGTTTGAATCAAACATTCCATTCGATAGCAGATTTGAAGAATTTGAATCAGATCCGAACGATGATGATGCATACAATACTTTTTATAAAACTCTAACAGAAAAAGATTTTGAAGAAATCTGCTATGAATACAATAGAGAAAACAATATCGAATACATCGAGTTTGATGTAGATTCTGAAATTAAATATTTCAGTACAGATACAAAAGAATTATTATCTGAATACACAAAAGAAGAACAAAGATTAATCGTATTAAACTTTTTAGATTATCCAAGTAATCAAATTGAATCAGAAGTTGTTGAAAAATTCGAAATCGATGATGTGGAATTTGCAGGGATTAGTTGCAAATTAAACTTCAGATATCATCATTAAAATAGTAAAAGGTGCTACGAAAAATAGCACCTTTTTTGTTCCAAATTTGTTCCAAAAATGTTCCATGTTCCAAAAATGTTCCAAAAAAA